GTCACCTCGTCCGTCATCAAATAGACTCCATCTACAAATGCAATATCAGGTCGGATCTTGTCAATCTTTGCAGCAAGGCCAGTAACGGTCATTGCAGATACGGAGTCGGTTAAATAGAAACGATGCATAGCTTCCATAGCTTTTAGCTCGTCCATGTAACGTACTTCTTCAGCAGCGTTTAGGCCCCCGCGAATGAGCCGGGAATGGGAAATACGTGCACGCATTGCATCGTGACGTTGTTGTTGCTCCATGTTGGTCATCTCAAAAGATTGGAACATAGGAACGAACCCGTCTCTATGGACGTTGACTGCCATCTGCATTGCAAGTACTGACTTACCTGTTTTAGGTGGGGCAATGATTGTTACTAACTGCCCTGGTTGTAGACCAGCGGTTGCCTCGTCAATAGTTTTAAATCCAGTTGCAAAACCAATCAACCCATTAGGTCGGGTTTTAATGTTTGTGTAATTTTCAAAACGCTTTGTAGCATCTACCGTAAGGTCAATGTCCCCAGACTCACGAACGCCTTCGTCAAGTAACTTTGCAACACCTTGGCTAAGGACTGCAATAGCCCCGTTGTGATCTCCGCTAGCAATAGCTTCAGAAGCATCCTGTACAACGGTAATAGCGTGTTGACGTTTACGGTACTCAACAAGTTGATCAACTAAATACTCTAAGGTGTCGTCAACAGCTAATAAACGATAGGTAGGAAAATTGTCTAGTACTGTAACCGCTGTAGGCACTTCTTGATATTTAGTCCAATGTTGACGTAAGAATCGCCATACTTGTTTATTCTCATCAACAAAAAACCAGTCGTCGCCAACACCGCTTTCTAAAAGCGGAGTAATGTCACGAGTTCTTATAGCACGGGAGAGTAACCGCACCTCGTTATCTGCTGCCATTACGGTCTCCCCACATCTATCGACTTGCTACCGTATCTTAAAGCTCTTGACGGTATATCCACAACTCCTTTGAGTTCTGGTCTATAAGGTAACTCTGCAACTAAGTCTGCAACTACTGGATAAGCAAGGGCATAATTAAAAGGGTTAGTTCCAAGATTGTCAAGATCCTCTAGAACCTCATCCATTTCTTTTTGTGTGTACCCGAACCCAACTAACTCTAAACGGTACCCGTACTTTTCTGCAAATCGCCAAAACAAAGAAAGCGATTGTCGATTATAAGTTGACTCTTCACTAAAGACGGGAATACCTAAAACTTTTTTAGATACAGGCCTTCTATCAATAATACAATCTAAAGCAACCGCAACTCTGAGAGGAATTTCATTTGAAATGTCGCCCCCTTTCATAACTACACTACTTCGATCTTGCCGTAATTAACTAAGAGTTGTCTAAACGCTTTAGGATCTTTACTAGCTACTGCAGCGTCTAACTTAGAAGCTTTGTTTGAAATTTCAGTTGGGTAAATCCCATCGTTATCATCCATGCGGGTGCGTACATAACGGATGTGTTTACAAGAGGTTCGTTTTCCAAACCCGTCACAATTACAACGCAGCTTTGAAGAAGAAACATTAATCTCTACTTCATGCACACCGGTCTCAGATAGAAAGAACTGTGTAACTTGCCAGTAACTCATTTCGGTCCTCATCTACGTCGATCTCCCTTAGCTATTATGTCAATTGGAATGAAAGCTTCATACGCAAAACTACCCATGGCCTCGCCATACACCTTGCCCCAACTTTGAAGCGGAATGTTAGTTGTAATGATAGTTGGGAACCCAGCGTTAAACCTAGAGCGTAGTAAAGCATCAAATGTGTTTTCCGCCCACTTGGCAGAAGTGCTGTACTCCTTGCCCAAATCGTCTAGAACAAATGTTCGAACGTTGTTTTCCTTGGAACCCTCTCCGTAAATCCCATTGATCATAGTTTCAATGGCATCATCAAAATCTGACCACTGGGTCTTCTGAACCCGAAGAAGCTTGGGATAGTCCATAAACATGGCTGGTCGCTTTGGGTTGGAATCTGGTGTGCCCCAGGACTCCCTAGACATACCCCTGATAAGCTCCTGAAGGGCCGTAGACGCGAGAGTAGTCTTCCCGTGACCTGGTTCACCTACCAGGAGCAATCCACGCCCGCAATTTGGGTTTCCAGCGGCTTGAATGATCTTTCCAGTCTTAACCATTTCAACCCACATCTTGACTGTGTCAAGGGCTTGTGAGGGCTCAATGTCGGAAAACTCCCACCCAATGGTTTTCATTGGAAGGTTAGCCGCGTTAATTTGTGCCCGTACTGTTCCGGGCAGTTCTGCAAGGTTATACATCACCCCTCCAATAGCTTAAGTAACTTCTTTTGATGTTCCAGCGTATCTTCGTCTAAAGCTGTGGACTCCGCAACTCGACTTACAACTCCGTGGACTGTTCCGTAATACCGCATAAAACGTTGATAGATGGGCAAACCTATACCTATATCGTGAAACTGTCTAGGGTCAGCAAAAAACATCCGCATACCCTTAAGTATAAAGATTCGTTCCACACCTTCGCCAACTCGTTTATTAATCCAAGTTGCAAGATGCTTGCCATTCATTTGATTTGGCGCACTGCTGTTTACTGCAATTAACAAGTCATAAAACTCAGCGCACAAATCGTTAGTGCTCCAGTTTTCTTCTGGGGTGTTGATTCGGTTCTTAGCAACCATTTCAACTTTAGTTTTCTTTTGCCGAGCCCCTCCAACTTTTAAAGAACTAACTTTGCCAATAGCGCCAGAATCATCGTCAGTCTCTAAGACCACCTTGCGTTTTGGTTTTTCCGGGGTTGTGTCTTCTCCAAGTCCAGGCCATGCCATTTCAATTCCTCCCTTTCCTTTTTGGGGCGCAGCCCCTATAGATACAGTTACGTTAGTAACTGTATCTATATTTGAGCTACTAGACATATCACTATAGCTATTAGTACTAACAGTAGACAGGACAGGCGAAATTCGCTTGTCGGCAAATTCAGGTAAATATAGGTTTAAAGTCTCGTCAGTAAACTTTAAAAGAGTACGCCATTGAGTTGTTCCTTTGGCCTGATACTTTACTGATTTTATATAGTGAAAGGTTTTTAACTCTTTCATGGCAGACTCAATAGAGTGCAATCCCTCAGGGACTGCAGCAGAGTCTGCTAATTCTTGTGCTGGTATAACTCGCCCAACTTCAACAAAAAATCTGTAAAGTCCTCGAGCTCGTAAAGATAGTCGTGGATCGGTGTCTGACTTCATAGTTCCTCCTTCTTGGAGGACAGACTCTATAGGGGAGGAACCCTTCTTGGCAACCCGCGAGTTACCCGCTCTGGGGTACCGGTTACTAAATTTTCAACTATGACAGAAGAGGTGAGGCCTATAAACGAGGCAGCTAGTACATAAAAGATTTGATCCCAGCCTATTGGGCGTAGGATTAAACAAGCTACTGTGCTTATAGATAGGGCTAATAGGCCTCTCCATTTTCCTAAGGATATTAATAGTTCTTCTATGGCCGTTAATATGCAAGCCACTGCCCAAGCTGCTACAAGTAGTTCAGTCATGGTTGAAACCTACTCCTTAAAGATCACTTTGTCAAGATGGAAAGTACGGCCCACCCCAGTGTTGGTAGGCTGGCAAACAACTTCAATTTTAGCGTAAGAAACCCCAACGTTAGTAAATCTTGCAGCCCCCGCAACCGCAGTCTCTGCAATGTTTATTGACGCCTTTGTAAATGAAAACGTATTAGTAGTAACAGCTTCAATAGTCGTGTTGCCAGACAAAGCTGGGAACTCGTTGATGCTTACAGACAGGTCTTCTCCAACTGTAAATTTATGAGCTCCTGTAGTAGTTAAAGTAACATAATTACTTGTTACTTGCGCTTTTTCAACAGAAATAGTTCTAGATCCTGGCGCGACTATGTCTAAATACGCCCACCTATCATTTCTGTTAATAGTTAGTTCAGAAGTTTTTTCTCTTAAAAATGCTTGACTTTCTGCGTACCACTTAAGTTTAAGAGTGTACTTTCCATAAGCGTCCTCATTTTCTGGACGAATAGCTATGGATGTGTAATAACCAGTAGCGGGTTCGATATCAATAAGGTCGGTAATAATT